CGACTTCTCAAGCACTCCTGCGCTTTAGGCAAGGGGGCTTTATTTCGCTTGAATCAGATGATCGGGACGACAAAATTTATTCACCGCGCAGAGCGGCTTACTATTAAGGAGCCAACATGGCTATCGACAAAGGGCTATATCAAGCCCCCCAAGGATTAGCATCAATACCAGACGGGGAAGAAGCAATTGAGATCGAGATTGTTGATCCCGAAGCGGTAAGCATCTCGGGTCCGGGGTTTGAAATAGAACTTGCCAAAACCGAAGCTTCGGAAGAATTTAACGAAAATTTGGCAGAAACGCTTGAAGATGGCTTTTTGTCGGAGCTTGCTGGCGAGTTGGATTTTGATATTACTAACGACAAAGGCTCCCGTAAAGAATGGGAGAAAGCCTATGTTAATGGCTTAAAGCTTTTAGGTTTGCAGATTGAGGAACGAACCGAGCCGTGGTCTGGTGCGTGTGGCGTGTTCCATCCGATGTTAACCGAAGCAGTTGTGCGCTTTCAATCTGAGTCGATAACTGAGACATTCCCAGCCCAAGGGCCGGTGCGTACCAAAATTATTGGTAAAGAAACGCCAGAGGTAAAAGAAGCCGCGATACGCGTAGAAGAAGACATGAACTTTGAGCTTACTGAAGTCATGACGGAGTATCGCCCAGAACATGAGCGCATGTTGTGGAGTTTGCCAGCTACAGGTTCAGCCTTTAAGAAAGTGTATTTTGATCCAAACATTGGCCGTCAAGTGGCGATGTTCGTGCCAGCAGAAGATGTGATTTTGCCTTATGGCACTACGGACTTAGATACGTGCTACCGCTTAACGCACGTCATGCGCAAAACCAAGAACGACATTATTAAGTTGCAGCAGGGTGGGTTTTATATCGACATGGAGTTGCCAGACCCATCCAAAGCAACCGAAGAAATTCAGAAAGCCAAAGATAAAGAAAGTGGGTTCTCGGACTTAAACGACGACCGTTACACGTTATATGAGTGCCACGCTGACTTGGTCATTGAAGAAGATAAGTACTGCGATAAAGATGACGATGGCGAGCCTACAGGGATTGCGCTGCCGTACGTGGTGACTTTAATTAAAGGCACAAACACCATACTGTCTATCCGTAGAAACTGGAGAGAAGACGACAAGTTAAAACTCAAGCGTCATCACTTCGTGCACTACCAGTACATCCCCGGCTTTGGTGCGTATGGCTTTGGTTTGTTTCACTTAATAGGCGGTTTTGCAAAAAATGCGACGAGCCTGATGAGGCAACTCGTTGATGCAGGCACACTGTCCAATCTACCCGGCGGTCTTAAATCACGCGGACTTAGGATCAAAGGCGACGATACTCCGATTGCTCCGGGTGAATGGCGAGACGTTGATGTAGCGTCAGGCAGCATACGGGACTCTATACTTCCGCTGCCATACAAAGAACCAAGCACCACGCTATATAACTTACTCAATACAATTGTTGACGAAGGCCGTCGGTTTGCAGCGACTGCGGATATGAAAGTATCCGATATGTCGGCAAATGCGCCTGTGGGTTCTACACTAGCTATTCTTGAACGTCAGCTTAAAGTAATGACGGCAGTGCAAGCACGTATGCACTACACGCTAAAGCGTGAGTTCAAATTAATTAAAGAAATTATTCGTGATTACACAGACCCTAAGTACGAATACGATCCAGAGTACGGCACAAAGAAAGCCAAGCAGGAGGATTACGACAAGGTTGATTTAATCCCCGTGTCGGACCCGAATGCGGCCACGATGTCGCAGCGTGTTGTTCAGTATCAGGCAGTCATTCAAATGGCACAGATGGCACCAGACATCTACAACCTGCCAGAACTACACCGCTCGATGTTAAATGTGCTGGGTATTAAGAACGCAGAAAAGCTTGTACCGCTAGAAGATGATATGAAACCAAAAGACCCTGTGTCTGAGAACATGTCGCTTTTGCGCTGTGAGCCAGTGAAAGCGTTCTTTTATCAAGATCATGAATCGCACATTAAGGTGCACATGACCGCAGCACAAGACCCAGTAATTCAACAGTTGGTAGGACAAAACCCCAAAGCACAGCAAATTATGGCGGCATTAGCAGCGCACGTTTCAGAACACGTAGCGTATGCGTATCGTCAGAAGATCGAGCAGCAGTTGGGTATGCCATTACCTCCTGAAGCAGAAGAGCTATCTCCAGAAATGGAAACAGCCTTATCAGGCATGATGGCTCAAGCCGCACAACAAGTACTACAGCAGAATCAAGCACAAGTTGCGCAGCAACAAGCACAACAACAAGCACAAGACCCGTTAGTACAGTTGCAGCAACAAGAGATGCAGTTGAAACAAGCTGAACTTGCTATTAAAGAGAAGAAGCTCGCTGTTGATGCAACAGCCCAAGCCGACAGATTGGACTTGGAGAAACAACGTCTGCAACTACAAGCGCAAGAATCCAAAGCCAAATTGGAAGCGCAAGATGAGCGTGAAGGCGCTCGTATGGGTATTGAGCTAATGCGGGAAAAAGAACGAATTGAACTACAACGCAGACAAGCATCGGTACAACACATCCAGAGTATTCGCCAATCAAGCGGAAAAAATCAACCGAAGGGAAACCCTGAAAAATGACGGACAACTTCGCAAGCGTACTGCGCGACAAAATACGCAAAGACATGAACGAGTACACAGATGACATGGCAGGCGGCATCTGTAGTGACTACGCCACGTATCAAAAACTCTGTGGGGTTATACAAGGTCTTGCCCTTGCAGAGCGACATTTACTTGACCTTGTAGAAGCACAACAGAAAGGCGACGAAGACGATGAGCGATCTACTTTTACCTCCGGGGGTTCAAATGCCGGAACCAATTCAGCAGCTCGACGAACCCAACGAGGAAATCTCTATTGAAGAACGTGGCCGCATGCTCCCACACCCTACTGGGTGGAAAATTCTTTGCGGCGTTCCTGAAGTATCGGATAAGTTTGAAAATTCCGAGCTTATCAAAGCACAAGCACTTATTAGGGCAGAAGAACACACCACAACGGTGCTGTTTGTGCTGAAAGTTGGCCCTTTGGCATATAAAGACGAAGCCAAATTTAATGGGGTGCCTTGGTGCAAAGAAGGCGATTTTGTTTTGACTCGTGCATATTCTGGCACAAGGTTCAAAATTTACGGTCGGGAGTTCCGACTGCTAAACGACGATCAGATTGATGCCGTCGTAGATGACCCACGCGGAATTACCCGCGCTTAATAGGAGATATACATGAGTGATTATAAATTTCCTGATGAACAAGACGATGATGTCAAAGCTTCACAGGACGATGGCGTCATAGCCGTTTCAGATGATGTTGAAGTTGAAATAGTTGACGATACCCCTGAAAAAGACAGAGGCCGTAAGCCTTTGGACAAGGATATTGCTGACCCAACTGACGACGAGATCGAGAATTACTCGGATAAAGTACAGGCTCGCATCAAAGAACTGACGCATGCGCGGCATGATGAGCGCAGAGCTAAAGAAAACTTGTTGCGGGAAAGACAAGAGATGGAGCGACTGCTCCAATACATGGCGGATGAGAACAAAAAGCTCAAGCAGACCGTCAATACAGGCCAAGAATACGTTATTTCTTCGGCAAAAGACTCCGCCGATGCACAGCTTCAAGCTGCACGGAGGCAATTAAAGGATGCGCAGGAGTCATTTGACACTGATGCCATTATTGCTGCCCAAGAAGCCCTTACTGATGCAAAAATGCGGCTGCAACAAGTCCATAACTACCGGCCTACCCCTTTACAAGAAGATGAGGAACCGGTACAAAGACAACAATTACAGCAATACCAACAACCCGAACCAGTTGCCGACGAAAGAACCCTGCGCTGGCAGGCAAAAAACCAGTGGTATGGGCAACCGGGTTTTGAAGAGTACACCAGCTACGCACTAGGGCTGCACCACAAACTAGTCAACGCAGGGGTTGACCCGCGCACAGGCACATATTTCGAGCAAATAGACGCTCGCCTAAAAAAGACGTTCCCCGAACTATTCGGCGCGAGCGGTGATTCTTCGTCAGAACCTTCGAGAAGCAAACCTGCATCTATTGTTGCGCCAGCGACTCGTTCGACTGGAACAAAGAAGATTCAGCTTACGCCTAGACAAATGGAGCTAGCTCGTAAGTATGGATTGACCTTGCAGCAGTATGCTGCCGAAGTTGCTAAATTGGAGAAACAAAATGGCTAATAATCGTACCCCTCGTGATTTAGCATCACGGGATACCCTCTCACGCGCTGTATATGTTCCACCGTCAGCATTACCTGATCCGACTCCTGAGCCGGGCTGGTCGTACCGTTGGGTAGCAACACACATTAACGGACATCCGAATCCACATTATTCACTGCGTATGCGTGAAGGTTGGGTGCCAGTTAAGGCAGAAGATCACCCGGAGCTAATGCTCCCGGCTAATGCTAACGGTAATGTCGAACATGGCGGGCTGATGCTTTGTAAAATGCCCGAAGAAAAAGTTGTTGTACGTAATGAGCATTATCAGCGGCAGTCAGAAAGCAACATTGAAGCCGTTGACAATACTTTAATGCGCCAAAGTGATGCTCGTATGCCTTTGTTTAATGAACGAAAGTCTACAACATCGTTTGGTAAAGGTAACAAGTAGTATCTTTATTAACTAGGAGTAAACATGGCTTATCCGACTGTAAACGCCCCCTACGGGCTAATACCGATCAATTTGATCGGCGGTCAGGTGTTTGCTGGCGCAAACCGGCACCTCCCGATTGCAAGTGGCTACAGCACCGCTATTTTTTACGGTGACATAGTCAAATTTAATACCACTGACGGCACTATTGTTAAAGAAACAGGTACGTCTACTGTTTCCGCAAATGGTGTTGTTGGTGTGTTTCTTGGCTGTACTTACACCAATCCTTCGACTGGTCAGAAGCTGTTCGCTCAATCGTACCCATCGGGCGGCGTAGTGGCTTCGGATATTGAGGCTTATGTAGCTGATGATCCTGACCAATTGTTCAAGGTTGCTGTAACTGGTGGTTCGACTTCGTCCACCATTACTCCGATTGCGGGCACGATTCTTGGCAGCAACATGGGTATTTCGCAACCTTCTACAAACACCTCTATTTCGGGTAATTCGAATATTGGTGCGTTCAACGCAGCAGACAGCACTGTATTTACACTGCCTTTGCGTGTCGTTAGCCTCGTTTATGAAACAACTAATTCGTCTGGTAACTACAGCGAAGTTATTGTTAAATGGAATATGCCATACATCACTTTGGCTGCGGGCACTCCGAACGTCGTGTCGTATAACGGTGGTCATTCGTATCTAAACCCGAACGGTCAGTTCAATGTTTAATGGAGTTAAATAATGGCTATTTCACGCGCACAACTACTGAAAGAGCTGCTCCCCGGCCTGAACGCCTTGTTCGGTCTGGAGTATGCCCGTTACGGCGAAGAGCACAAGGAAATCTACGAAACAGAGACTTCCGAGCGTTCGTTTGAAGAAGAAACCAAGCTGTCTGGCTTTAGTGCCGCTCCCGTTAAAAACGAGGGTAGCGCAATTGCTTATGACAACGCGCAAGAAGCTTGGACTGCACGATACAACCACGAGACTATTGCCCAAGGCTTTTCAATCACTGAAGAAGCGATTGAAGATAACCTGTACGACTCACTGTCACAGCGTTATACCAAGGGTCTGGCTCGTTCGATGGCTTACACCAAGCAAGTTAAAGGTGCGTCTATCCTGAACAACGGCTTCACTAATTCCGCTGCATACTACGGCGGCGACGGTGTACCTCTGTTCTCGGCTAGCCATCCTTTGGTTTCTGGTGGCACCAACAGCAACATCCCATCAACTCCTGCTGACTTGAATGAAACTTCGTTGGAAAACGCAGTTATTCAAATTGCAGCTTGGACTGATGAACGCGGTCTGTTGATTGCTGCTCGTCCACGTAAACTGATTATCCCACCAGCACTGCAATTCGTTGCAACCCGTCTGTTGGAAACCAGCCTGCGTGTCGGCACTAACGACAATGACATCAACGCCATTAAGAACAATGGCTCGATCCCAGAAGGCTACGCGATTAACCACTTCTTGACCGACACAAACGCATGGTTCCTGACCACTGACGTTCCAAACGGCATGAAGCACTTTATCCGTTCACCTTTAGGGCAATCAATGGATGGCGACTTCGATACCGGTAACGTACGTTACAAGGCTCGTGAGCGTTATTCGTTTGGTTGGTCTGATCCTTTGGGCATGTACGGCTCACAAGGCGCGTAATAAGAAGAGGGGCTTTACAGCCCCTCTTTTTTACTATATAAAGTATTAAATCCGGGGGTTTCCCGGCGCTTACGAACAGGCCCCCCGCCTGACGACATGCAGATCGTTTGCGCTTAACTCGCATGTGAGGACAACTCAAATGGCATTATCAACTACCCAAAGCATCTGGCGCTCGGGCGGCGGCGACAACACTCGCACTGCTTATTGTGGTTCTGGCGTCATGGCTGCTGAATTTTATTTTGACCCAACACTTGTAAATACCACAACCGCAAAAGTTTCTTCGGCTGCTGGCGCACCTGCGCTTATTCTTCCTGCTGGAGCGGTAATTACAGCTATCCAATTTAATGCTTTAGGCACTGGTGGGACAACCCCAACAATGGACATGGGCTTTACGCTCTATACCACTGGCACAGCATCTCCAACCGCACTGATTGATAACTACGCTGCCGATGCTGGCAAGAAACAAGTTGTATGGGGCGACAGTGGTGCTGGTACTTCGTTGGGCACTATTATGTCAGCTACTGAGTTGGTCTATATCACTGGCGGCGCTAATACTGGCGATGCGCCTACTGGCGGTACTGTTTCTGGTCGTGTTCTGTACTACGTTACCGATCCGCTGGTTGGTCAGCAAAACGTCTAATAAGGAGGCATCACCATGATGCAAACAGACGTTAAGAGTGTTTATGCTACAGGGGCAGCAGCCAATGCGTATGCTGCTCCTACGCGGGTTAAGGGCGTCTACATGGACTTGTCCGGTGCAGGCGTTCTTGAGCTGTCGGATGGCGCTTCTGGAGCTGTGCTCTTGAAGTTAACTACCGCAGCTACACCAACACAAAACCCTGTATATGTGCCAATCCCCGGAGAAGGTATTCGCTTTAGTACAAGTGTGTACGTTAAAACATTAACTAACATTACTGGCATAACGGTGTTCTATGGCTAATGCAAAAATCTCTGCTTTACCAGCAGCGGCTACCCCACTAGCCGGAACCGAAGTACTTCCTATTGTTCAAAGCGGGGTTACAGATAAAGTTTCTGTAGCCAATTTAACCCTTGGGCGTACGGTAGATACTGGCAATCTTATTGTTACGGGTACCGCTAACGTAAGCGGAAATTTTGTAGTTGCAACTAACAAATTTGCAATTATTGCATCTACAGGCGATACGGCTACAGCAGGCACTTTTGATTGTGATGATGACTTTTCGGTATCAACTAATAAGTTTAATGTCGCGGCAGCCACTGGAGATACTACGGCTGCCGGTACGTTTGGCGTAACAGGACTAACAACGTTGACTGGTGGTTTGGCAGGAGGTATTCAATCTTTATCCGGCCCCGGCGCAGTTAATATAACAACGCTGACAACAAACTTTACGAGTACTGCTACGGGTAACGCATTAACACTGGCTAATGGTTCTACGGGGCAAGTTAAAACAGTCATTTATATAGCTGAAGCTGCTGGCGGAGATACAGGGGTATTAACGCCAACCAATCGTTTGGGGTACGCATCAATTACGTTTAACGCGATTGGTGACACGGCGACATTGCAATACACAGGCGCTGCTTGGGCAATTTTGGCTGTTAATGGTGCAACTATTACTCCTTAATAACTATGGCTAAATCACCAGCATGGCAGAGGAAAGAAGGCAAGAACCCAAAGGGTGGCTTAAACGCCAAAGGACGGGCGTCTTACAACGCAGCCAATCCGGGGAAACCCGGTTTGAAAGCCCCTCAACCAGAAGGTGGTTCACGGAAGAAATCATTCTGTGCCCGAATGGAAGGGGTGAAGAAGAAGTTAACTTCGTCAAAGACCGCAAGTGACCCAAACAGCCGCATTAACAAATCATTGAGAGCGTGGAAGTGCTGACATGGTAGACGAGATACAAACTGCTAGAGAGCTTGCAACGCATGCTAACGACATAAAGCATTTGCAAGATGATATGGATGCAATGAAGGAAGATATTGCAGCTATTCGTGCGTCTTTGGAAAGCATAAACAAAACACTCTCTGAAGCTAAAGGCGGTTGGAAAGTCTTGATGATGGCAGGCGGAGCTATAAGTGCTATCACGGCTATCGTTGGTTTCTTTACAGGAAAGATGACTAGCTAATGCCAACAGTTAGTGCAAAGCAAGAACGGTTTATGCAAGCCGTGGCTAACAATCCTAAATTTGCAAAAAAAGTAGGTGTGCCTACAAGTGTAGGTAAAGAATTTACTAAATCAGGAGGTGGTATGGCTTCGAAAATGAATCCCGGCTTCATGGCAATGATGAAGAAAAAAGCAGGCGACAAGCCTATGAAAAAAATGGCTGCTGGCGGCATGACCGCAATGGGCAAAGTTAAAACTGCTGCTCCTAGCCGTGACGGTATTGCAGAAAAAGGCAAAACCAAAGGTAAGATGATTACTATGGCTGGATCAAGCAAAGGCATGAAGTACGGCGGTAAGTGCTAATAGGAGATTGTTATGGGGGATAGAAATAAAGACCCAGTGGTTGAGATCGAACAATTACCTTATATGGGTAAGCCTAAAGATACCCAACGCGAGAAAGAAGAAAAAAGGTACTCAAAATCAGAACCGGTTACTTCGGGGGGTAGAGTAACTCCAAAAGCTCCTCCGCATTTAAAAAAAGGCGGTAAGGTACGTTCTGCTTCGCAACGTGCAGACGGTGTCGCCCAACGTGGGAAAACTAGAGCATGAGAGCCTCGCGTGGTATGGGGGCAATTAACCCTTCCAAAATGCCCGGCGGGAAGAAGAAAGCCCGTCGGGATGACACCGACTTTACTCAGTATAAAGAAGGTGGGAAGGTTAATGCAGCAGGTAATTACACGAAACCTAGTCTTCGTAAGAAGATTGTTTCTCAGGTAAAAGCCGCAGCAACTCATGGCACCGGTGCAGGTCAATGGTCAGCGCGTAAAGCACAGCTTGTGGCTAAGAAGTACAAAGCAGCAGGCGGGGGCTACAAAGATTGAAAGCGCCACAGCAAAGCTTGAAAGCTTGGGGGGATCAGAAATGGCGAACCAAAAGCGGAAAGCCATCGTCAAAGACAGGAGAGCGGTATCTCCCAGAAAAGGCGATCAAGGCGTTAAGCCCAGCCGAGTATGCTGCCACTACGAAGGCAAAGCGGGCAGGGAAAGCAGCAGGAAAGCAGTTTGTAGCACAACCTAAAACCATAGCTAAGAAAACCGCAGGGTTTAGATAACAGATGACCACATCAGGAACAGCTTCGTTTAATCTTGACCTCAACGAGTACGTAGAAGAAGCTTTCGAACGTGCTGGGGGAGAGCTGCGCACTGGCTACCATTTGCGTACAGCCCGTAGGTCGATGAACTTGCTGTTTGCGGATTGGGCTAATCGTGGCGTCAACATGTGGACGTTCGAACAGAACACCATTACTTTAGTACAGGGGCAACCAACTTATGCACTTCCTGACGATACTGTTGATTTACTCGATCATGTTATTCGTACTAATGCCAACGTCCCCAATAACCAAGCGGATTTAACGATTACCCGGATCAGCATGCCTACGTATGCCACGATCCCAAATAAGTTAACTCAAGGCCGTCCAATCCAAGTTTGGGTGCAGCGATTGACAGGCGGGGTTTCAACACTAGCAGGAACAGTAGCGGCTAATATAACTTCTGCGGCCACAAGCATTCCAATTTCTAGTTTGGCAGGCGTCCCCAACGCAGGCTTTGTGCAAATTGGTGCCGAATTAATTGTGTTTAACGAAGTGCAAGCAGCCAGCGGAGCTACTCCAGCCTACCTTTTAAACTGCGTTCGAGCACAAGACGGCACTACGGCAGCAGGGCATTCGGCAGGCGACACTATTAAGTACGTACAGAAACAAAGCATAACTGTCTGGCCTACGCCAGATTCTGCGTATACGTATCAGTTTGTTTACTGGCGCATGCGCCGTATTCAGGATGCAGGCGCGGGTGGTACCAAGACTATGGATGTGCCGTTTAGGTTTATGCCTTGCTTGGTAGCAGGCTTGGCGTATTACATAGCACTTAAAATTCCAGAAGGTATCTCGCGGTTAGAAATACTGAAACAACAGTACGACGAAGCTTGGCAGACAGCAGCCAATGAGGATCAAGAACGTGCAGCGGTTAGATTCGTGCCGCGTCAGATGTTCATAGGGGGCGGTACGTAATGGGTAATAGGTTTGCGTCAGGCAAGAATGCGATTGCGGAGTGTGATCGCTGTGGGATGCGCTATAAACTGACGCAACTGAAAAAAGAAGTAATTAAGACCAAGACATATAACCTTTTGGTCTGTCCGACATGCTGGGACCCAGATCAGCCGCAGTTGCAGTTGGGTATGTACCCAGTAGATGATCCGCAGGGTATTCGTGATCCACGGCCAGATTTGAGTTATTACCAAGCGGGATATACGGGCTTGCAAATAACCGATACAGTAGGCGATACTTTGGATCAGAACGGGGAGCCTAGCGGGGGTAGTCGGGTGTTTCAGTGGGGTTGGGCACCTGTTGGCGGTGCGAGCGCAAATGATGCAGGGTTAACGCCCAACTACCTGACATCAGCAGGCATAGTGGGCAACGTAACAATTTCGTAGGAGTAAAACATGGCAAAACATGAAGACGTAGCGCAAGACAAACCGTTAATGAAAAAAATTGCAAAAACGGAAGTCAAAGCGCATGAGAAAAAAATGCACGGTGCCAAGAAAATGGCTAAAGGCGGCGTAACTACAGAACAAATGAAAACACTAGGCCGTAATATGGCACGTGTAGCTAACCAAAAAACAGGTTAAGGAGTACGGCATGGCTAAGTACAGCGAAAAACTAATGGGTAAAGAAGTGGGCGATGCTAGTGTTTATGCCGAACCCCATACGATGAGTGGCGAGAAAACAAACATAAATAAGATGGGTAAGTATCAGACAGACCCAAATTCTATGTCTGCCATAGAGTCTGCGCCCGGTATGCCTGCACGTCGCGTTAGCGGCGGTAATCCTGCATCTGACCAAGTTAATAAAAACGGTGAGATCAAGATGCGCGGTGCAGGTGCCGCAACTAAAGGTTTTATGTGCCGTGGCCCAATGGGTTAAGGGATAGCTGTGACCTACACAGAACTTGTATCGGCTATTAAAGCCTACACTGAGAACTACGATACGGATTTTGAAGCGTATATTGACACGTTCATTACGCAGACAGAAACACGTACGTACAACTCAGTGCAGATTCCGGCGTTACGTAAAAACGTAACGGGAATCCT